ATTTTTTTATTTTCTAAACATATATTTTTATAATGTAGGGGTTGATGTAATATAGTGATAATTACATCAATGGAAAAGTTGTGATATTAACTAATTAAAGATTAGAAAGCTAATATTACATTTCTATTTCTATTTTTTTATTTTTTTGATTAATTACCATACATTCAACTTTAGGATACTATATTTATTAGGAGGATGATTTAAATGAATTTCGTTGACATGTTTAATACAATCGAGAGTACACAACCTGAAAGCGAACAGGTTGATACTCAATTATATCAGCCAACATATACCGATCAGCAGCCAGCAAACTGGGAGGAAGCATTTACTGGATTTAAAACACATCCCGTTTTGTACAATATGGATGGATACATATCACCATATGCGAGTGGTAACTGGGGAAGCGTCTCTAATATACTAAAAACTCTTGATGATACAAGCAGATTACCTGCTCTATCAGATAGAATTGATCCAAACAAGATTTTTACATCTGATATATCAGCTCTTCGTGTACTAGCAGCTGACCAGCAAAAAATAACAAAGATGTTTGAGAAAAAACTTGTTGAGGGATTAACCGAACGTGGAAAGGTTGGCTTGGATGAAAATGATATAATGGCAATGCAAGCTTTAACAGCTGCACGTTCTGCTGTTACAAATATTAATGAAAAGCAGATTACAATTAAAAAGCATATCGCTGATATAAAAATTAAGCAGCAGAGCACATCTGATGGTAATTACAATTCTTCAGACTCATCGACTGGAAAAGGATTGTCTGCATATGATGTTGGCCGCTCTATGATGGATTCCATATTTGAGCATGGTAATGCGGTAATACCGACGACTGAATATACACCAGCAGCATCAACTGATGATGCTTCTCAATTAATAGAAGATCTAATTCCAACACCTGAAAACACATATGTTCAATATGAAGCGGCTGGTCCAAAGACATATGTTGTGGTTGGCGATTCTGATTCGGATGCTGAATATGTAACTTTCTCCGATGAAGGTGTTCCTTTACCAGATTATCCTAATCCATCAACCAAAATTGATATTATTGATAGGAATGCAGGAACCGCAACGGATGAATTGCTACGTCAATATCCACTCAAACAAAAATGATAATATTTGGGGGTGGTACCACCCCCAAATATGTATATGTTAAAACACTTCTATAATTGTGAGAGCTAATGTAAAAGCGATTCTTATAGAGGCTCATTCAATTATTTTTATTAGAATAATTTTAGTAAAGGAGAAAATAAATATCATGATTGATACTAAATATGGATTGAAATATTCCATGCCGCACAGTGTTGTTCATATTGTGGATAACTCAGCGTATACTGGAGCATTACCTGTTATACTTGCAGATGATCCTTCGCTGTTTTCCACGATAGTCGTTACTGGATGCCCTATTGGAGAAGACAATAAAATCATTAATATCACGAGAAGCGATATATTAGAAGTATCATTTGGAATGTCGAGCGTATCCGCTTCTGATCGAACTAAATATGGACAGACAATTGACTATGCTAGTAGTATTCTTTCTCAGAAAGCACCCGTAAAATTTATGCGTATAACTCCAGAAGATGCTACATATGCGCTCGCATGCATCGTCGTTCAGTGGAGAGTAGATGAAACTGATAAGAAATTCCACGTTCGTTTTAAGACGAAAGAATTACCAGAAACAATTCAGCTTAATAAATTCCAGAATACAAGTCGCCTTAATGCAGCTTTGATTAAGTCTATAAATGCAACAGAAGTTGATTCTACAACATCACTTGTCTGGAATCAGCGTGTATTTATCAATACTATTTCAGCAGGCAGAGGCAAGATTTATAACAACATGGCATTCGCTATTAATTCAACATCACAGTCTAAAAGACCTCCGAATGCAAGATATGAATTTGTAACGATTAATACTAATACAAATGCCATTTTAGAAAGATTTTATGCATCTCTTATTAATATTGACAATGCTAATAGAACAGACGCTATTGATGCAGTCAATAATGTTGTCAGCAGAAGAGTTGCTGGCTCGTCAGTTATTGTTCCATATGTAAATGAAGCAGCTGTTAATGCAGTATATAAGGATTATATGAATTATCTCAGCAAAAGAATTGCTGATGAAGATTCTGATGAGTTTGATAAGAATGTTTATAAAATAATGAATGTCAATATATTTGATATGATTTATGGAAATTATATTTATAATGGCGATACAAATGTGAAACTGCCATTCTATCAGATTGATGCATTTGACAGTAACATTACCCGCCTTTCAGAACTCAACAGAGTTACAGTCAGTGAAGTTGATTATAATAAAAACGGTACAAAAATACTGTATGACAAGCTTTTACCGTTCACATATGGACTTACCAGAACTGGTGATTCTGTATATGTTGGTGATCTCTTCCTCACAACAACCGGCACTAGTAATTCTGATCCTAAGATTGCTATTGTTGGTGCGATAAATCAGTATACTGGTGCAATAACATCAGTAGTTATTCCTAAAATACGTCCTCTTACAACAGCAGGTTTAGTTTCAGATTCAACTGTTAAATCTGTTGCTATATCAGCAGTATTTAATGATACAACCAAAAGTGATGGCTCAGGAAGCAAGACTATTAAGGCTCTTATCAATAAAAAAAGTATTGCTGTTGGCTCTTTGGTTGCACGAGTTTCAGCATCAACAAATTCAGCAGCATTTACTCTTTATACTGTTGCAACTATTGTTGATGGCACTTCAGAATATACTCTTGCACCATATACTATCGAAAAGATTTATAAGTCATTTGATTGGTCTTCACATGCATCAGGTTCAACTGGTGTTGGTAATATAATAGGCAAAACAGTAGATGATGCAGCATATACTCGTATTGGAGCCATGGTTGTTAATACAGAAACTGGCAAAGTATATGTAAACAATTTTGACTACGCCGAGAAACTCTCTTCAACAGACTTTACATCTGGAAGAATAAATATTGATAAAAACGATTCATCACTTAAGTTTGGCTCTTGTCCATCAGATGTAAATATAACATCAGACGTAATTAATTCGGAATATGATATTCTTATCTATTCTGACAGTAATGTTACTGGATGGAATATTACATCGACAACTGGTATTATCGCAGCTGGTGGAACCGGTTATGCTGTTGGTGATACTGTCGAACTCAGCAATATAATTGTTGACGAAGAAGAGTATACCCCGAAAGTTGTATTTATTGTTGATTCAATCGATGCAAGTGGTGCTGTTACTGGTCTTAGTGTTAAATCAGGAATTGCTGCTGACACAAAACTTGTCACAGGAACTGCTATAACAACTAAGACATCAGGTTCTGGTAAAGATCTTACAATAGCATTAACAAGAGACAACAGTGCTCCTGCTGGATATAAAAATAATCCGTCTGAAATTAAAAGATGTATTGTTTCTGGTGTTCAGGGTTCTATCTTTAGAGTAAGTATCGAGGCAATCAGTATTCCTGCAAATTATTATTCTGATTCATACGGTATTAACGTATCATCTGAACTTGGCGGCATTAAGCTCGCATATGGAACAACTGGATTCTTCGATGATGATACTATTAACAGTATCGAATTTAAGTGGAGATATTCAGCTCTCCTCGTTAAAGCATATCGTGGCCAGATTGATCCGAGAATAAAAAGTCCAACACGTGTATCTGCTAAATATCTTTTTGATGGCGGTACAAACACAATCACAGGTACTACTATACTTCCATATGTTGTATATAAACCTGAAGATATTATTAATGCATCAACAATATTTACGGCTGATGAAAAGGATGAAATCCTCTTCAGCCCTGAGTTGATATCAAACATAAAATCAATCGAAGATGTCGATGTTAAACAGGCAATGTATGACTTAATGGAATATCGTGTTTATCAGGGCATTCCAGAAGATAAAAGACCAATCGGTCCTGGATCTGGTTTATCACTATACTTGGATTCTGGTATTACTGATGCTAATACAATTGCCTTAATCAATACATCATTTATCAAGCGCTTTAATAATCCAAATGCATCATGGGATATTGGTGGATATGTAGATTCTTCTGATGGAATGTCTTATACATATACAAAGCGTATTGTTGATAATTTATTCACACATAGCAAGAGTCTTGGCGTCAACAAGCCTTATGTTGGCAAATATACTGCTATTCGCTCAGATGAATATATATCATATTTCCCTGATATTGATACATCGGATTGGGAAATGAGAGAACTCCTATACAACTCAGGCGGTAATGCTTGGATTGTTGATGTTAACGGAAATCTTACACGTCGTTCACAGCGCACGCTGTACAGAGATGAGGAAACATCTGATCTTGTACAGGAATCTAATATGAGAACCCTTTCTCAGTTGATTTATCTGTTACAAAACAAAATAGATTCATATCTACTCGAATATAGTGATGATGGTGTTCTCAAGACATTATCGGATGAAGTAAATAACATGTTTAGCAACTGGGTTGGTAATCTCGTTGATGGACTTGATATTTCATTTGAGAAAGATATCAACATTGATGGTGGCGAAATACTTGTTTGCTACTGCTCTGTTGTATTCCGTGGACTTATTCTTCGAGTACCAATCATTGTCAACGTCAATAGACGTGATTCTTAATGAAAGGAGAACAAACATATGCCTATTTCATTGCAATCTGGAATAAAACAGTATAATGGTGATTTATCACAATATACTGGTATGTATGGTGGTCTTACACCAGATATACATACACTAAAAAGCTTAAATCCTTTGACAACAAACCGAGTTATTGCAGTAATGTATCGAGGTCCATTTTTTCTCATGCATTATTTCGCAGGAAATAATGGTGGCAATGCTTATGCACCATCATCTGAATTCGGAACATACAAAAAAGTCATCGAATACTATAATACTGGTATAACATGTAATATTGGTGATGCCAAATTGAATGCAACTCAGCTTCAGGGTGGCTTTGCCGGAAGGTCAATCAGTATTCCTACAACACAGAATACACAAACAGATCAGTCACTTTCATTTGATGTACCAGAATTAGTCGGAAGACCTATGGCTAACGTTCATAATATGTGGGTTGAAGGTCAATCTGATGGAATAAACGGTCTTACAACTTATCATGGTCTCGTAGCAGGTTCTGTTAATGAAGCAAATGTTCCGCAGCGAATATTTGCGGCCAATTCAACAAACTCAACGATGGCTCTCGAACCATCTCCTGCATGGGAAGTTGCTGAATTTCTTATTATAGCACTCGATAGAAGTGGTGCAAGAGTCGAAGGTGCTGTAATGGCATTAGGATGCTATCCTGAAGGAAAAGTCGGTAATAGCATTTTCAATTCAAATAAAACAGGTCAGTCAGAAATACAGACATTGACGTTAACATACCATTGCCAATTTGTGCAGTCAACATACGTAAATGACTTAGCAGCTCGTTACGTACGTCAGTTTGCAATATTTGGTAACTCTCTCAACTTCAATCCTGGTGCAGGTGATGCATTCTTCACCGACGATTCTGGCGAAATCAAAACACCTATGTTCAATGGCGGTGTTCGTCCTACACTTGATGCTGTACAGAGCGGTCTTGGCAATGCACCTATATTCAAGGCAGATCAGAAACCTATTGAACGTACTATGCCAGAAGAGAAGACAATCACTCCTGCAGATCATTCACAGATATACAACGATGCTACTAAAACAACACCTATTACAAATCCATATCCAGCAAAATAATTTTTTGAATAATCTTCTTCATTCGGTTGATTTTCTCCTACTAAAATAAAAAAATATACTTGAAATGATGGGGCATTTGCCCCATCATTTTTGTATATTATGTTAATATGAATATTTCAACAATATCAAATTTCTCATATTGCAATTTAAGTATAATATATTTAATATAGTTATACTCGAAAAATCCTAATAACAACGCTAATAATTTCTTATCCGCTTTTGTTACTAATTTCTTTGATAAAATAATTCCATCGTCGAGAACTGTTGGCTCTTTAGCATGTGCAACTGTATCTCTATAATACGTATTACATTCTGCCTTTAATGCTTCTTGCACAAGAGCATCGTTCTGAATAGTATCCAATGAATCCATATCATATTCTGATGATATAAGTTCATTTAGGAAATCATCATCTTTAAAAATATATTTGAACTTAACATGCTTTGGCTTGTGACTTTCAACGATTTTTTTTGCGCTTAATGCGGTTTTCTTTGTAGTCATTTTTAAATTTCTCCTTAATGTAAAATTAATTTTAATATTCGTCAAGCATAATGCTAGCAAAATACGATACATATGCTTCTACTGTTATTGGTTGTGGTTTGCTTCTGATGCTATCTCCAAACATACTGTCATATATATATGAATCATCATAGCTGTCAACGTCACTTGATAAGTTATTAAATGATTTGGTGTATTTATTGAATAATTTATTATTAACTTCAGACATACATGACGAGTCACTTAATGCAGTACTGTCATCACCCAATATAGTATGATCTAGCACAAATACATGCCGTAAACTTAATATCAAGTCATTTATTTTTTCTACAATTTCTATGTCAGTTCGTATCGCAGCATATCCGAATATAAGTGATTCCGACAGATCTGAGCAAATACTTTGTATAGCATCTGTTACAAATTTCTCTGTTGTTATGATAGTATATATTTCATCTATATACTTATTAGATTTAAATAAATATTCATTCAATATATTCTCATCACTATCATCAAATTCAGAAGCTTTAATGCAATCTACGTGAATAATAGATGTATCAAAATTATGTTGACGTAAGAACAGTTCCATGTTTTGTCTGGTATATGAATACACTGTAAAGTTCATATTATTATATTTAGCTTTATTAGATGAAAATTCAAATTTAAACATGTAATCGCTTTTTACCACGAGCCCACCTCATTTAATACTATATTAGCAATCAATGCAAATAATTCTAAATTATCCATTTTATAATTTCCATTTCTACCAAAAGGAACATAAAAATATTCTGGCAATTTGTCTTGTAGATATTGACACTGAAATTTTGATATATATTTTAATATAGACATATCATAATTATCAATTTTATCAAATATATTACATAGATATTTATGAATTCCTAACGTGTGTATATTCAACATATCTTTTGGTATATTTTTATATGTGATTACTCCATCTGCATAAAACATTTCCACGCCTTTGTATCGTAAGTATGATGACCATGTATTTTTGTGCTTAAACTCAACACCTTCTATGTTTGAAATTATCTCTTTTTTGGAGGAAAACATTACAGCATCAGAATGCAACGAAATTATGTTTGATTCGTTGAGATGATTGACATATAAAAATTTTTCACGGATATCTAATATGCCAGATATTAATTTCTCAGAAAATATTTTATCATCTCGCTGTATCAATCCGATTCTTTTTGTTCGGTTTTCTTTTGGTAATAATTTCAGCTGTGTGATAATTTCATTATCAAGTAATTTGAATCTTTCTGAAATAGAAAGAGATGCAGCTGACATATCATATTCAACTATGTTATCATGAAATGCATATTGAATATTTTCATTTACATCAATAAGTTTTTTATTCACAAATCATCAACTCCCTGTATAATTTAACATTAAATGTTATTGATATCAAGTTAATAATATATGTGTTAAAAAGCAATAAATAACGAAAAGGAGAATTTATATGTTAGATAATAAAATGCATGATCCATTGCAGGAGCTAATCAACAAACATAAACGAGCAAACGGAATAACTGTTGATGAAGAGTCAGTAGCAGAAGAAACATCAGCTTCTAGTAGTAATATTGATTACGGTGAAAATGATTTAACAAATGAAATTGAAGCCGAAAAGAAGGATGCTGACGAGAAAAAGCAGAATGAATACAATGCACAAAAGAAGATACAGCAAGAAAAGGAAGCTAAGAAAACAGCCATGCCACCACAGCCATATGATATGAAAAGCTCTGCTGTTGATATTGCTTTTCAAGCAGATAAAATTGCAATCGTGACAACGATGGTAAACAAGGTCATATCAAAGTATCATATTATCACTGGCGGTATTCCTGAGGTCGATGCAAATGGTAATGCCGTTAAGAGAAAGGTTATGGGTGACCTCATTGATCTGTATCATGTGAATGGTGACGTCATTACTACAGAATTTGAAAATACTATTCTTTCAAACTGGATTCTTCCATCTGGAATTACAGCAGCAGAGTCTATTGCACAGCATGGAACCGTGAATGAAACAGATGATACCAATGCAGATACTTCGGATAAAGATGATGATACACCAAAAGAAACTAAACCGGAATCGCCAACAATTAACATTACTGTCGAAAAGAATACACCTGTGACAATAAATGTTGATGAAACCGTTGTTTCTGAGATTTCCAAGACAAATGAAATTAACATTCTTGTCAAAGAAGTCTCTGAAGCTGAACTTAAAGCAGCAACAATTATCGAAAACACACAGCAAAAAGGAGTCATCAAAACATATGATTCTGGAATTAATGATGTTCCGGTTACGCTCCCATTATCAGGATATCGTTGTGTTATAAGGTCAATAAATTGGTTTGACTTTATAAAGTTAACAGCACCAACATCTCAAAATGCATCTGATAATGAACTCAAAAAATGGAGTGTTATATATGACCACATTAAAAATCCATCAATTGGTGATTTTAAAGATTTTGATGATTTCTTAAAGAAAACAAAATATCAAGATCGCGAATTGCTGATGTGGGCTATACTTGTAGCAACAGCTGACGAAGAAGAGAATATATCACTGAAATGTTATAATCCTAAATGTCGTAATGAAATAAAACTAAGTTATCGTCCTCGTGAAATTATTCATCTTGATGAAGAGCTTCTGCCAGCTACATATCTTCAGGTGTACAACGCTAGTGTCGGCAGTGATGCATATAAACTATGGGAGCAGGTTAACTGCAAAAGAAGAAGATACAAGCTTCCTAACACGGGTCACATTGTCGAAATTAATGAACCTTCTGCTTATGAATATATCACTGTCCGTTTGCCTCTTATTCAGAAGCTGTATGAACGATATCGTCCGGGTGAGCAAATGTCGAATCTGAATGTTGAAGATCCAACTATGGTTGAATTTGACTATTTGGCTGCAAATGCTTTATTCATTTCAGCTATCAATGTTATCAAAGATGATGTTGAATACAGATTCACAAATTGGGATGATATCGAATCAATAATCACGTCATCACTAGACAGTGTTGATTCCGGCGTGCTCTTTAAGTTAATAGAAAAAACGCGTTCTAGGGTTTCTCCTGTATCATTCTATATTGCAGACGTCAAATGCGACTCATGTAAACGTGTAGAGAAAAAAATAGCAATAAATGATATTGGAAATACGCTGCTTTTCCAAGTGTCTCGAAGACTCAGCAATACGGAGATAAACTTGATCGAGATGGATTAGAAATATTGAACATGGGTGAGATGTTTCATAAAATAATTCCACTCGAAATGCTTGCACAAATGCCGCTTTCATTTGTGCATCGTCTTCGAGATATACGTATAAAGCAATTGCAAGAAGCAAATAAAATACATCGTGCAGAAATGTCACAAAAATCTCCACAACTTCCTGTACAAGGAATAGTGGATCCATCGGCGATAGAAGATTTCATAGATGAACTTTCTTAATTATACAAAGGAAGTGAATTTTATATGAATCAATATTTTGATCACTTAAATGAATACATTTCTGTGATTATACAAAGAAATGGTATGGACTATGTCGCTGCCAATTACATAGAACTTCGCAATGAATATTATATAGGTAAGCAGACATAGTATCATTCCATTCGTAGGAGGAAAAACATGTTTAAAATATCTGATAAAACACGTAATGAATTTGCATCATTATTTGAAAACCACAGAGTTCATATCTCAGCATGCAACATTTTCTTTCAGAACATCAGGATGCTAAACGGACGACATAAGCTACTTGATAGAGAGACATTTGTTGAATATTTTAAAAATATCGTCAATGATATTGACTTGGAATCATCTCCAATAGATTCTTTTATACCAGCAGATGATACTGTTGATGATTTATTTCTTGTAAATCAGCTCGTTCCTGAATACAAAAGAATTTCTGACAGAATGACGTTGTCATTCATATGTGATATATTACCGCCAACTAATGAAATCAGTATGAAGTTGAAAGCTGATCCAAATCTTTTGGAGACAGTTGTTGATGATATATTTGTATACTATTCTTTATTTAAATACCTAGATCAGATTGATATGATACGACTAAAAATGTTATCAAATATTACTCCTATTATTGAATATACAGTGCAGAATATATCTGAACGAGATATCAAAGATTTTATAATCTCAAGGAAAATAAATGAAGAAAAGTATAATGAAAAATGCGTTGATATATTATTTAATCCAGACGTGGCTGTCACGCAAAAATTCTATGCTTTAGAGCATGCTGAACAAGGAATACCAAGCATAAATGTTATTAATCTCATGATGCGATTGGTAACTAATACGGTTTTAAAATCTGATATATATATTATTCTTTCGATGTACACAATATTATCTTTTGCAATGAGTGATATACGAACAAACAATATGGAATCACAATGTGCAAAATATGTTAGAGATGTATTATCAAAAATCTAATATTTTTCAGAGGTGGTAAAACTATGGAAGCACAAAGACACAGAGGCGTAATGAACAATGCGTCAGAAATTGACAAGCGTACGCGTGAAATATCGCCACTGTCATTATTTGGTGCATCAGCAATGGCATTTCCTGACAAAATATCAACCGTTAGAGGAGTCATGGCGACTCGTCATACTTCTCAACGTGTTGTATTAACAAATCCAGAATTTCCAAGGGTTTTTACTGGAGCAGAAAATGAATTCGGTAAACGTTCGTCATGGAATATCAAAGCTAAAGCAGATTATCAGTTAATTAAAACTTTTCGTAAATTTAAAGATGCAGCATGTTCACCAGTTGCATACATCTTTAAGAATCTTTCGACAGGAAAATATATTTGCGAAGTAGTAAAATCAGCACATAATAACATTGAAAAATATGGCTTTAGAATGACAAATAATATTGTCGGTAATTTTCATGACGGCGATATTATACCAGCAGGCACTACAATATCACAAAGCGCATCATATGTAAATGATAATTATTGTGGTGGGCGCAATCTTCGTTTTGTATATACAGTATTACCAGAGCTAACAGAAGATGCTCTCGTAATATCAGATGAAGCAGCAGAGCAATTACGATATGACATGGTAGATATCGTAACAGTTAATCTTAATAAGAATGCTTTTCTGTTAAATAAATATGGATCTGATGGATTGTACAAACCATTTCCTGATATAGGTGAACAAATTCAGAATCATATAGTATGTTCAGTTCGTGAGAATTCATATGTTTCATCGGTATCAGAGGCATCAATTCCACATATCAATGATACAAATTATTATTCATATGGAACAGTCGTTGATATTGATATAGCATCAAATATAGAAGTTGAAAATGAACAGTTCAATTACTATGCTTCACAGATTCGTGATTGGTATTCTGATATATATGCTTTCATATCTACAATAATAGTCGATAAAAATCAAGACGATACCTCCCTCCTTGATATTTATCATCAGGCTGATAAATATCTGAATAAATCGACATGGGTAACGAAAGAATATATCGTTGATACAATCATTAAGTTCACAATCTTACAGCCAAAAGATATTCATATTGGTCAGAAAGTTGTTGGTCGTTATGGTAATAAGTCTGTTATCACAGCAATTATTCCTAAAGAATTAATGCCAAAAACAGCTGATGGACGTCCAATTCACATGCTCGCAAATGGATTGTCTGTTCCTAATAGAATTATTTCATTTGCAACATATGAATCAGATATGACATTTGAAATGGAAAGAATTCATCAACATATAAAAGAAATGTATAAAAATGGTTCATCAAAAGATGAAATCATTTCACTTGTTTCTGAATTTGTGTCAATATATAATCCATCACAGGGTGCTGACATATCGCGATTATACCGTGAATCTCCAGATGAAACGTTTGATGACATCATAACAAATGGCGTATTTATTCAGATACAACCTATGAATGAAGTATGTGTTCGTGATGCAATACTTGAAGCTGATGAAAAATATGCAGACATCTTTAAACCAGATACTATATACACAAAACTTCGACATAGATGGATTGAACTTGATGGTGCCTATAGGGTTGGATATCAATATACTTGGGTATTAAAACAGGAACCATCAAAATCAATGTCAGCTATATCTACAGGAAGAACGACGTTATATGATATGCCGGTGAAAACTCGCCAATATAATAAACACCTTCGTCGCTATTCAGATAATACAATCAAATTCGGTGAATATGATACCTATAATTTACTTGCCGGAATTGGTGTCAAATCATTTGCAAAAATAACAACATACTTCCGAGGCTCACAATATGAAGATAACTCTGTGTTGATGTCACAACTAAACAACGTTGGTATCGACACAACGAAATACAACAAGTTTCCACAACTTGATAATTTGAAAAATGTTCTCAAGCTTCTTGGTGCAAAACTAATGCCTGATATCTTCGGATATAATACTATAGGAAATGTCGATGAACTACAGGAGATATATATAAATAACATAAAAATCAATATATCAATTCCAGACCTTCGCTATATACTCATTATAAATTCATATTATTTACAATATGAAGAATTTGTGTCTGGAACTGTTGATATGAACGACTTTCTTAATAAAATGAATAATACCGATATATTCGAAGGATTAACAGAAACAGAGATAAATGCAATATATGAGAAGTTTATAGACTTGCTGCCAACACTTCAGCAGTTGAAAAAATACAAATAATATTAATTAAAAATACATTTATAGTGTTACAGGGCTTCATGCCCTGTAACATTTTGTGTTTTTTTTGCAGAAAGGAGAAATATTTCAATATGTCTAAAATAGTTCGTATAGGCGATAAATATTATGATTTCGAAACTAAGAACGAATCGTTTCTATTGACTGCGAAAGAGCTTAAAACACTTGGAATAAAAAATTGGTATATATGTCTTGAAGTTAAGTATCCTCAACTCGGGGTTCAAGATTTAGATCCTTGGAGCGATAAGCTTACTCCTGAAGAAATAGGAAAAATACTTATTGAGGCAAAAGACAATATTTGGTATTTCCTAAGAGAGATTGCTACTATTCCTGCAAAAGGTGCACCATCGCCATTTTCACCATATCTAACGCGTGCAAGCCATGCTGCTATCTGGTGTTTTGCTCATAATATAGACTTTAGACTGACTCAACCACGTCAGACGCATAAGACAACATTCGTTACTTTGTTAATAGAGCATGCTTTCTTATTCGACCTGCATAATGTTAATATACCATATGTGCATATCAGAGATGGCAGAGCTCAGGATAATGCTGGTGTGCTCAGAGATTACATAACAGAAGGATTACCTAAATACATGAATCCTTGGATTCATGATAAGCGTCTACCTGGTTTAAAGTCAGTTAGATATGATCAGCACAAGACACAAATCAAAATTATTTCATCAGCAGACTCTCCAGAAAAAGCAATGGATAAACTTCGTGGTGAAACTCTATATGTAGGATTCCTTGATGAGTGGGAATATGTTACATATATGGATTCAATGCTTGCTGGTGCAGCACCAGCATTCCGTTCAGCCCGTAATATAGCAAAACAGACTGGTCAAAGAACATGTATAATGTATGCTTCAACACCTGGTAATCTAGATACTCCCGAAGGCAAAGTTGCACAAAGAATAATTGACAATACACCACCTTTTTCTGAGAAATTCTATGATTTAACTGAACAAGAAATCGAAAATATGATGAGTGCTCAAGTTGATCCAAATGATCCTGATAAGAAACAAGTTACTGCTGTTTATATTGAATATGATTGGAAGCAGCTTCGTAAAACAGAAGAATGGGTTCGTGAGCAATATAACGATGCTATTGACAAAGGCAAAATTGACGAATATCGTCGTGGTGTATTACTGCAGAGATATCGTGGCTCTGCTAAGGTTTTATTCCGTCAGGAAGATATCGAATATATTCAAAATAACCAGAAGAAGCCTGACTATGAAGTTATCATACTTAAAAAATATGTAATGTTTGTATACAAACATGAAATAAAGTTTCCTGATTTGACGTCAGATACTCCATACTTTGATACAACAATACCATATCTAGTAGGTATTGACTGTGCAACAGGTAGTGGTGGTGATAATACAGCTTTTGTTATTGTTCATCCGTATACATTAGAAGTAGTTGCTGAACTAAAATCACCATTTATGTCACCTCTTGATTGTATGCGAGTAATTACACAGCTTGCTTTATTATTGCCGAAATGTATATTCTGTCTCGAATCAAATCATATTGGTAAATCTATTGTCGCATATGCAGAAGAGTCACCTTTAATCAATCGCTTTTATCATGATCCAAGACTTGATATATCGAAGAATGCAACAATGCTTGATTTCAAGAAAATGAGTCTGCAAGAAAGATCACAAAATCGTCAATACATAGGTACAGCAGTAACTCCGACAGTTCGTGATAATATGATTGAATTGTTAAAACGTTTTGTTCGTGATTACAGGCATTTACTATTGTCAAAATATCTCGTTGATGATATAACAAAACTCACTATATTGAAAAATGGAAAAGTTGCTGCAGAGTCAGGAGAACATGATGATATTGTTTTTGCATATTTACATACAATATATGTGCTGACATATGGATATGCATTAAACAGATTCGGAATTGATAAATCATTATGCACATATGAAAAAGCATATGTCGTATTAGATTCCTATGAAAAACAATTATCAGATAAAATTGTTGATAATCTAGTTCCATATGATTGCCCGACAATATACGAAGGTCAAGTACTTAAAGATATGACTAATAATAAAACAATGTCTTTTAATGAAGATGGAGTTGATGAATACGGCTATTCACATGAACAATATAAATATTGTTCTGGTATGCAGAAATCAGATGATACTGGCTTGCCGGATTCATTATTATCTTTTTTCCGCGATGTAAATTCTTTTTAACAACAATTAATAATTATGTCGGGGCATATGCCCCGACATACTATTTATTATTGTGCTTTTTTCTTCCACTTATCAGAAATTTCGGTTATCTGTTCGCACGTATAGTCTAATGCTTCAAATGCTGTAGTAGCAATATTGATACAATCATTCACATTCTCAATAACATAACGTGAACTGTCTGTTAGTTCAGTAAGACATTTCAAATTAAATGATTTTCCAATTGAAAGATCAAACGTGATATTACCACATGCTTGTATAAGTCTACTTGCTGACTTTTCTAGTTTATCACATGCAGCGAGTAACTTATCGGCAACATCATCACATTCGAAAATAATGTTACAAACATCCTCGATATGATCAATAAGTTTTTCTGTAGCAAGCATTTCATCAGTTGATTTCTTAATCTCAGCATCAGTGTTATTCCTATCGGATTCAAACACGTCATCCATTGCATAGAACAAATTGTTGATATCTTTTGCTGTCACGATATCAGGAACTCTGTCAAAAATATTATTCAACTTATTAACATCATTTAGATCCTTCTTTAAACAATTCAACTGAAATTTCATCATACCAATACTAATCATCGTATTCTTAGGGCTATGCTTATTTTTATAAATTATACCCTTCAATACATTTCCCATACCATGCACAAATAGCTCTCCTGCAATAATACCCTGTGCAAATCCAGGTAGATTCATTTTTGCAAAAAAGAATGCAGTACCAGCTGCAGCTTCTGCAGCACCACCGGCGATCATCATATTATCTTTATTCTTC